GCAGAACCATATTGTTGTCTAGACGGTGCTCCATTATTTTGAAATTGCACAGCCTGATTGGTAACATTTCCTGTTGCTGCTGCCACAGGGTTGGACGTGTTATTGGTGTCTCCTTCCGCATATACTGGTGTTATTGTGAGAATACAGAAAGCGAGGTAGTAGTAGAGTTTATTGTAAAGTTTCTTGTGGTATCCCATTGTTCAACTAATCCAGCGGATCTTGATGTGGTTTCTAGTGTCCAAGGTAAAGTGGTGTCTGTTACAGAAAATGTAGTACCAGTGCCAGTTATATCAGCTGAAGGTGTTACATTTGTACCGTTCCAAGTTTTTACTTCTGCACCGAAAATTTGTTTTTGCTCTACTTCGGTTACGGTTTGAGTTGTGGTGGTTGTCGCGTTCATACTTCCTGTTGTAAACTGAGGAGTTACAACATTAGCATATGCACCTGCAGGTAACAGTAGCATAGCAATAAATAATTTTTTCATTGTTTTGGTTTTTCTTCTTTAACCTTTTTACTATTTCCCGTGGACAAGCCAAAAGTGGCCAATGCCCCCGTAAAAATCGAGGCTACGAACGTGATGTCTGATGATGCTCCCAAAGGTTTTCTGACCATAGGTAGTTCAACATAATTAAGAGTAATAATAAAACCAGACCAAACAACAACTCCTAAACGCACTAATGCACCTAGTATTTGCATCTGTTCATCATGGTCGTCTACATTCTCTTTTATCTTTTTTAGGAAACTTTTTGGTTGTCCTTTAATAATTTTTTCTTCTTCCATTTATCAACTTTACCTTGTATAAACTTTTGTAGTTTTTTCTTTATAGTGTCAAAAAAAGGTTGAGCAAACGTAGTTACTGCTACGGCAGATACCGCTGCATAACTTGCAGCCACTACTACTTCTGTGGTAGGCAGTGGTACATTTATGTCAACCATTGGTATATTGATGCTCGGTGCTGGTTGTTCTGTAGTTTCTTTAGTAACTGGTTGTGTACCCTCTGGTTCTCTAAGATCACTAGGGGGTACTACCAAAGGTACATAACTAGGAACGTCAGCAGTAGGTAAAGGTATAGATATTGTTTGTATTTTTTCTACGGTAGGGATGTAGATGCTTGGTATTTTTTCCATGCCTCTTTTATTTCATCCGTCCAAGCTGCATTACATATAGCACTAACCTCTGCTGGTTCACTACTTATGTCTGAGTCTGGATGTAAAACGTATCTTTCAAAAGATCTTGTTAGTTCTTTGCCATCTTTTTTAATGACTGTTGCTTTGCGGACTTGTACGTGTTTGTATGGACCGACAACTTCTATCTTGTCGTATTCGATTGATTCGGCTAGTGCCATTAGGATTAATCTCCGATTAAAACAGGTTTAGGCTTAGTTTACAGACGTAGCTCGGTCTATTTAGGTTGCTTCGTAAACACCCGAAATTAAAACATAATTGTTAGATGCTGTTTGGAACGTTAATACACTGCCCCCAGTAGCATACATAGTTCCACCATTTGAATTAGCATCTACTTGCCATACAAAAGAAGTGGCATTTTGTACTCTTCCAGTACCATAAAAATATTGAGAGGCATTTCCAGCAGTAAAAGGTAATCCACCTATTGAAAAAGCACTAGTAGAAGTTGATGTACCCATACTCATGTAAACTGAGTAGTGAACCATCCTACCTATTTTTGTATATCGTGCTGAGGTTATAGAAGCTATAGTTCCTCCACTACCTACGTTTGGTGTCCAAGTTCCCTCTTCATAGTCGTCAAAGAGTTCACTTGTTTTACCACTCGCATTACTTGTAGCACTAAAGTCAATGCCTTTACCAGAAGTTGCAATAATTAAGTTTCCTGTAATAGAGGCATCACCACCAACTTCGAAAGCATGGGTTAAGCTGCTTGCTCCTCTATTAACACCTAATTTATTAGTTTCTATTGTTAGTGCTGTAGAATCCTCATCTATATCATAAATTAATAGTGCATCAGGATTCCAAACTTGACCACCAAGAATCCTCCATTTTCTTACATTAGGAGCACTTGAGTGAAATTCAATATATGGATAATAGTTTGTACTACCTCCCTCAAGGTTTATATGTCCACTAAGAGTAGTATCACCAGTTCCTGTAATAGCACCATTAGCCATATTTACCAAAAATCTATTTGCATTATTGGTTGTATCTCTTATAGCAAAAGAACCATCTCGGTTTTGAATTACAAAATCAGGATTTGCACCAGTATCTTCAAAAACCATTCCTGGCTGTGCATTAGAAATTTTCATTTCACCTGTAGTCACTATGTTTTGCGATCCAAAATCAGGAGAAATTTTTGTTCCAGCTATAGCTGCATCTGATTTAATATCAGCATTAACGATGGAGTCGTCTTTGACCCCACCGCTATTTACTTTTGTTAATGCCATTTAGCCCCCGTAGACTTTTTTGCCTGTAACGATTGCTGCGTCTATATCGGTAAAACTTTCACTAGTCCAAATAGATGTAGTGTCATCTACTTTTTTATATGCTTTTATAGTTTCAAGATGTTCTACGTTACGTTTAATACGATTTTTCCAATCATCTACTGTCTCATAGCTATACTTTGAAGTTTCAGTGTTAATTACAGTAACGCTATCACCAGCACTTTTAAAAATTTGTGCTATCTCTTCAGATGTTCTTTGTTTCATTTATTTGCCCTCCAAGGCTGTTACTTTTGCTGACAATTCTTGTACTGCTTTAACTAATGGCATAATAAACATTTCGTATGAAATACCTTGCTCACCGTCATCTCCTTCAGTCCATCCATTAAAGTCAGTAATATTATGTTTGTCTAATGCTGCTTTGACTTCTTGTGCTATAAAACCATACATTTTTTCTTTATGTGTTGGTTCGGTTTGCGTAGCATCATAACTTGTAAATGTTTCAGGTCTTTCTGACGGTGCTTTCCATTTATAAGTTACAGTTCTTAAATCATTTATAAAATCTAAACCACAATCAGTATTAGTTAAAATATCTTTTTTTAACCTTTCATCTGAACTACGTGTCCATGTAGCATTAGTATTATATGCGTTATAAATTCTTCCTTGAGCATTAGTACCTATAGTTACATAGTAATCACCCCAAGCTGTGCAACCATTACCAAGAACAAATTGACGATAAGCGTTAGTACTACTCGTAACAGTACCTGCTCCAATTAAAGTATTGTCATTACCTGTAGTTACAGTATTACACGAACTTAGACCAACTCCAACGTTGTTAATACCCGAAGTTAGATGATAACCAGAGTTTAAGCCAACCATTGCATTACCACTTCCAGTATTAATACCAAAACCAGCTTGCATACCAAGGCAAGTATTAGAAGCACCTGTAGTAATATATCTTCCCGATACTCTACCCATACAAGTGTTGTTTGATCCTGTAGTAATAGCATAACCAGCAGCTTCACCCACAGCAGCATTACCAGCACCAGAAGTGCAGTCACGCATAGCACCCACACCAACAGCCGTATTTACAAACCCCGTAGTGTTAAGACGCATAGCACTTTCACCAACGGCAGTGTTACTGTAACCGCTAGTGTTTGCACCTAACGCTTCATGACCTACAGCAGTCATACCGTTTACACCAGCACTTAAATTGTCTAAAGAATAGTTTCCAACAGCAACATTATAAGCTCCTGTCGTGCTGTGATGTAACGCATGAAATCCTATGGCTATATTGTTATGTCCCGTGGTGTTATAATATAAACTATTTTTTCCAAAGGCATTATTATTTGTTGCTCCCGTAGTTCCAAATAAAGCACCGCCACCAAAAGCACAGTTTTCACTACCAGTTGTAAGTGTGTATAAAGCAGCGTCACCAAAAGCATTGTTATGATTTCCTGTAGTTGCATTATGTAAAGCATTTACTCCAAAACTATTATTATAAGATCCTGTAGTTAGTTTATGTAAAGCATTTACTCCATGTGCATTATTTGCAGTTCCTGTTGTATTAAAACGTAATGCTGCTACACCAATAGCAGTATTGTAAAATGCAGTACTATTTAAAAGCAAAGCATCAACTCCAACAGCCGTATTGGAACTTCCTGTAGTATTGTTATTTAGTGTACTATTACCTATAGCTACGTTAGAGGTGCCTGTGGTGTTAGTAGTCATAGCACCATAAGCCATTGCGGTGTTGTTTGATCCTGTAGTGTTATTTGCCAAGGCATATCTACCAACAGCAGTTAAGGCACCTCCAGTCGTATTATCTTCTAAAGCTGCAACTCCAACAGCTGTATTATCAGCTGCAATATTAGCACCTAAGGCAGAAGCACCAACAGCCACGTTTGCATTGGCTGTGACGTTTGCATCTAATGCATGATAACCAATGGCAGTATTGTATGAACCTTGGTTATTAGCACCCATAGAATTTTCTCCTACCGAGGTGTTAAAACTACCACTTACGTTTGAATCTAAAACAAAAGCACCTACTGCTACATTACCTTGTCCATTTGTGTTATTTGTAAGTGCATTAAATCCTACAGCAGTTTGAGCACTGCTAGTATTATTGTTTGCTAGAGTACCATAACCAACAGCCGTATTAGAATTTCCGCTTGTGTTTGTTGTTAAGGAGTTATAACCGATAGCAACATTATTTCCACCAGTCACAGCAGCATCTAAAGCTGTTTCTCCAACAACAGTGTTACCACTAACAGAGTTTGCTCCTTTACCTACACTTACAGCATTTATTGTAAAATTTTCATTATTAACTAATTTAGCTGATGTTACATTCTGATCTGCAATCTTAATTGTTGTTATATTCTGATCTGCAATCTTAGCTGTTGTTACGGCATTAGCAGCAATCGTTAAAGCGTTAGATCCTGTAACATCTCCTGTGTGAGTAGCGTTAGTTAATTTAGCTGTGTTAGCTGCTATTTCTGTATTTATAGAGTTAGCAAGTTTAGCTGCGGTAACAGCATCATCAGCTATACCTGAAGTACCTACAGTGCTCCAAGAAGCAGCTGAACTAGCTCCAGCACTTGTTAATACTTGACCTGATGTACCATAGTTAGCACCACCAAGACCAATTTGACCATCTTCGTTGATTCTAAACTTTTCGTTACCATCTAGGTTAACAACAGCACGTGATGTAGAGTTGTCATCAAATACGTCTACATTAGAGTTACCTTCTGTAATTCTATCACTAGCTACTGTAGCTGATTGTTCTATAATAAATATGCTAGAACCGTTAGTAGGTGCTGTAGCGAATTTAAGTGTAGATCCAGATATACAGTAACCTTCTGCACTACCAGATATAGTTGTACCAGCGTTTGGTTTTTGTACAACACCATTAACACTAACAATTAAGTTTTGTGCACTTGCTGGAGTAACTGACATGCTAAAATCAGTACGTGTTCCATCAACACTTTCTGATATGGTAACAATATTATTAGGTGCAGCAGTGCCTCCACCGCCTCCACCGCCAGATACAGTATCCCATGAAAGAGTACCAAGTCCGTCAGTTTTTAAAAATTGCCCATTATCACCGTCATTTACTGGTAATGTAAGTGTGTAACTTGCTCCTGCACTGTGAGGTGGTGATTTTATTTTTACACCGTGACTGTTGGCTGAACAGTTAAGTTGTAATGTACCATCGTTACCTCCAGCACCTTTTACTTCTACAACACCTGTACCGTTAGGTGTTACTTTAATATTACCGTTTGTTGTACTTGTAGTTATTTCACTACTTTGAACATCTAAGTCACCACCAAGTTGTGGTGATGTATCTGCAACAACATCAAAACTAACAGAGTTACCTGATGCTGATGTAACACGTCCTTGTGCGTCTACAGTAATTGTTGGTATAGATGTAGAGTTACCATAGGTACCAGCTGTTACAGAGGTATTAGCTAGTTGATCTGCTCCAACAGCATCGTTTGCTATCTCGCTAGAACCAACAGAGTCTTGTGCAAGGTGTGCACTTGTTAAATTATCACTAGCTAGTAATGATTTAATTTCAGTTGATGTTTGGTCTGCTGTAGCATTTGATTCTATATTATTTAATTTTGTATGGTCAGCATCTGTAAAAACATTAGAGTCTGTAGCTGATTCTACAAGTGATCTTATTTCAGCAGCAGTCTGGTCAGCAGTTGCATTTGCTTCAATACCATTTAATTTATTATGGTCTGCATCCGTAAACACGTTGCTATCAGTAGCACTTTCAACAAGTGCTCTTATTTCTGCTGCTGTTTGATCTGCTGTAGCTCCAGACTCTATACCAGCTAATTTAGTTTTTATACTTGTATCTGCAGGGCCATCAAAAAGTTTACCCTCTAAATCAAATGCTTTGTTTCTACCATCTTGAGCTGTAAAATTAGATTCTTGAGATGAATCATTAAGGTCTTTAGCTCTTATAGTACTACCATTAGCAAAAGTTGTATATGTGCCAGATGCATCTCTTGTTCTACGTTCAATAGAAACTACTGCACCGTTTGGTAAGGCAGTGCTAAATGTTATTGTATTGTTATCAGTGGAAATCGTGTAGTTATATAAAGTTGTACCCGCTGTAACGGCAGGGAAGTATAATCCATCTGTATTATTTACTTGTGGATGACTAGCTGTTGCAGTGCTACCAGTAGACTGAAGTAGCTGTAACACTCTAGTACCACCCGACAATGTAACATAAACATCTAGATCATTTTGGTTATTCAGTTGTATCTCAACGGGGGTAAAGACAGTACTTGACTGTCCATTTGCACCCACTGCGTTAGGAAAGGTTTTTTTAGTTTTTACTGCCATTGATAATCAATGTTAAATTCCGTGTTTTTTTAAATCATCTAATTTTCTATATATACCTGCTCCTGTTTGTGCTCCCCTTGCTCTTCTAAGATTTACTCTGTCAGCAAGTTGTGCGTTTTCAGCTAATATTTGAGTCATAGCTCTTTCTTTTACAGCTATAAACTCTTCTCTTATCTGTTGGTAAAATGGTGTAGAATTTACTTCGTATCCTTGTCTGTTTAAAACACCAGCTTTTCTATAGTCTTCGACTGCTTGTTTCCACTCTGGGTTTGTCACTATCGCCTCTAAGTTTGCTCTAAAACTGACATCTGTAGCCATATACTTTTGTAACTCAGACTTTTCTTTAGATGTTAAAGGTTCACCTTCATAGTAACTTAGTTCTTGTGGTATATTGTAACCAATATCATACAAAGCCTCTTTTACTACATCACCTTCTGCATAACTAAAAGCTACAGGACTTACAAAGTTTAAGACACGTAATAATGGATTTGTAGGAGAAGGTATAAATGGTTTACCAGAACGATCTTTTGCTAAAATGTCATACTTAGGAGGATTAATTGCCTTAAAACCAAGATCTCTTTGTATTATCATTTGACCGATATTATTAGCTTCTACTTGGTTTGCCTGTATAGCATCTGCAAGAGCACGACTCATACCAGAATATGGTATGGCAGATCTGAAAAATCTAGCTCCTAATCTTTCTATTTGACCTCCAGAACTGTTAGCATTAAACAGTGTGACTAAATCGTCAACACCCGCTAACATAGACTTATCTATTAAAATAGAACCAAACATAAATGTAAGTTTAGCAACTGCATCATCAAACACATCTTCACCTAACACATGTTGGTTAGTAAATAAATTACCTGCTACTGCAAATAAAGTGTTAAAAGGTTCCATTTCTCGGTAGGATACATATGTACCGTTTGGTAATTTAAATGAGTTTGGCTGTATGCCATTAGCTTTCCATAGCTCTCTAGTTTCTCTATCAGGAGGTAAATCTCCTGTAAGGCCACCAGTCATTGCCATGATAGCTGATATAGTCATTAATCCTGTACCTGCAGCCATACGTCCTTCCATCATGCCTCGATGAAAGTCTACATCCTCTGGTCTTATACCGTACTGTTTTAATACTGAAGGGTCAGTTTTACTTACATTTACTATGTCATTATATTTTTTACTTAATTTCTCTAAGTATGTATGACTAAATGTTAAACGTAAAGCATTATAACCAGTTCTCATAAATGGAAAGAAAAACTGTCCAACAACTGGTATGTTTTGTAGATTTTGAAAAGCTGATATGTTTGCAGGTAAAGCTGTGGTCAATGCTGACTCATTACCAGCTAAAGTTGCTGCTCTATCTGTAACAACGTATTGATTATCTACCTTAGTAAATATTTCATCTCTAAAATTGTTTTCCATTTTTGCAGCTACTTCTCTAACGTTATTTATATCAACGCCATCTTCAAGAGCCTTTCTAGCAGCTCTCATTCTCATTTCATGTCGACCTATAATAGTTCTAGCCAAAGCGTCTCCAGAACCCATAATAGTTGTACTATAACGAGAAAAAGGACTATTGTTAAATTTAACTAGACCATCTAAAAAAGCATAACCAGCAGAATCTGCTTTGTTACCAAAGTCTTTGTAGTATGAGTTTAGTTTATTCCAATCTTCTATATCCTTAGCTACATCAAACTTACCAGAATAAGTCTGTGCTTTACCTTTGTTAACTGCTAAATCCCAGTTATGTCCAAATGCTTGTAAACCCTCAGCAAAAGCTCTACCAGTAGAATCTAGCATAGCAGCTGCTATAACAGCTTCTTTGGCATTACCACTCATTTTAGCACCTAAAAATGCAGTTAATGGTCGCATCATAGCTATCATGTTTGTACTAGCTACAGCCTTGATAAATGTTTTAGGAGCACTTAGTAGTGAGTTGTAGTATACTGAAGCTAACTCATCATTAATACGAGGTCTAACTTTAACACCATCAACTGTAGTACCAGCTATCATTCTGTATGGATTTAGTGTACGTTTAGCTATAAGATAGTTGTTGATTGAATCATAATGTCTAACAACACCACCTGATAAACGGTGTATTTCTTGGAAAGTTTCTGCAGCTTCCTTACCCATAGTCTTACGAACTCTCTTTAGTTCGTCAATATACCTAGTAACTTCACGTGTAATAGATGCCACTTCTTCATCAACCATATCTTTAACAAAAGTATCTAGTAAAGCATTTTTGTTTTGTAACAATGTATTACCTGCCATAAATGCTGACTTCTTTTGTTCAATGGTCAATACTTTCATTAGATCATATATCTGATCGTTTTGGCGTAATTTATTTGCACCATCTGGTAAGTCTTTTGCTGCAATAGCTAAAGAATTTATTTGTTCTGCTAAATTTAATATAACTAAATTCATAGCATGTCTAGTTGCAGGAGTTACAACTCTTAGACCTGTACCATCGTGCATATAGTGTATATAGTTTGTAGCTTTACCATCCAAATAATCTTGTATAGATTTAGCAAAGTCATCTT